CTGCTGACGGATTCCCAGATAGTGATCCAAAAGGTCCTCGTGTATCTGCACTGGCTCCTACAGTTCAAAGTGATGGAACTCCGTTAGTAGACGGCGATATTTGGATTAGCACAGCGGATATTAACATGTATGGACAAGATATCTATGTCTGGAATGGTTTTTCTAAAAAGTGGATTGCTCAAGATACAACTGATCAAACAACACCAAATGGATGGTTGTTTGCCGATGCACGTTGGAGTGGAGCAGGTGATGATGTAGATCCAGACAGCATTCAAACACTACTAAATTACAATTACGTAGATCCAGATGCTCCAGATCCTGCATTATATCCAAAAGGCATGAGATTATGGAATTTACGTCGCAGTGGATTTAATGTTAAGAAATATGTCACTGGACATATTAACATCTACGCTAACGATGGTAAAAATACACGTTACATTAATCAAGTAATGACTGGTTCTACTGATCCTGTGATTGCTGCATATAATCCAGATCGTTGGATTACAGTTAGTCCTAATCAAGCAACTGGTGCAGGTAGTTTTGGTCGCCATGCACAACGTGGATTTATTGTATCGGCATTAAAATCTATTATTGATACAAATCAAGCAATACGCAACACTGACACACTTGTGTTTAATTTAATTGCTTGTCCTGGATATCCAGAAGCTATTCAAAATATGATTGCTTTTAATACCGATCGTGGTCAGACTGCTTTTGTTGTTGGAGATACACCATTCCGTTTAACACCAACTGGCACTGCACTTTCAGAATTTGGTAACAATACTAAATTGGCATTCGACAACGGCGAAGACGGCGCGGTCAGTTATGATGAATATATGGCCATGTTTTACCCAAGTGGTTACACAAATGATAACAGCGGTAACTATATTGTTGTTCCTCCTAGTCATATGATGTTACGCACCATTGCAAATAGTGATGCTAAGAGCTATCAGTGGTTTGCTCCTGCTGGAACACGCCGTGGCGGTATTGACAATGCTACTAGTGTTGGGTATATTACAACCGAAGGTGAATTTAAAACAGTTGCATTATATGAAGGTCTACGTGATGTTCTAGCAGGTGTTAAAATTAACCCAATTGCAACATTCCCAGGCGTTGGACTTGTTAACTTTGGTAACTACACTCGCGCTAAAAATGCAAGCTCATTAGATAGAATTAATGTTGCTCGTTTAGTAGTTTATCTACGTAGGCAGTTAAGCATTCTTGCTCGTCCGTTCTTGTTTGAGCCAAATGATAAAATTACACGTAACGAATTAAAGGCAGCAGCAGAGAGCCTATTGTTAGAGTTAGTAGGACAACGTGCACTATATGACTTTATTGTTGTATGTGACCAGTCAAACAACACTAATGCTAGAATTGATCGCAGCGAACTATGGATGGATATTGCTATTGAGCCAGTTAAAGCTGTGGAATTTATTTACATTCCACTACGCTTGAAAAATACTGGTGAAATCAAAGCCGGTCTATAATTGGTAAATATTAAAAAGAATAAGGAGCACTTAGATGGCAATTTCCAGTTTAAGTAAATTAGGAGTTCCCCTACAAGGGGACCAAAGCGCAGGCAATCAAGGTTTGTTAATGCCGAAACTATCATATCGTTTCAGAGTATTATTTGAAAATCTTGGTGTTAGCAAACCGACTACTGAGTTAACTAAACAAGTAGTAACAGCAGGAAGACCTATAGTTGAATTTACTGATGTAGTTTTAGAAGTTTATAATAGTCAAATTCATTATGCCGGCAAACCAAAATGGACTGCTATTAGCATTGTTGTTCGTGATGATGTTACTGGTGCTGTTAGCAAATTAGTTGGTGAACAAATTCAGAAACAATTTGATTTCTTTGAACAATCTAGCGCAGCAAGCGGAACTGACTACAAATTCACTACTAGAATTGAGTTATTAGATGGCGGCAATGGAGCCTACGATGCTAATGTATTAGAAACATGGGAATTATACGGTTGTTATATTCAGAAAAGTGAATATATGGGAGCCGACTATGCAAAGAGTGATGCATTAACTATTACAATGAGTATTATGTATGATAATGCTATCCAAGTCAACGCATCCGGAACTCCATCTGGTGTTGGCGCAGCAGTAGGTCGAACAATAAGAACGTTGGCTACAGGCTAAAAGTTATTACTCAAAAAAAGGGCGTTTTTCGCCCTTTTTTAACGGCTAAATAAAGCTATGTCAAACCCATTTTCTAATTTTCTCGGTGGTGTAATGGACGGATCGGGAGATCTGAGAGATTATCAACATGCTTCTAGATTATATGTTAATAATTTTTATGAACTTGCACCAAAGGCTGGCTGGATATATTATACAGTATTAAACATAAATCCAAAATTATTAACTGAAGATGCAATACCCGGATCTAGCCCATTTCGAGCAGAGTTTGAAGCATGGTATAACAGATATAAAGGCAGTGTTGGGTTATTGGCCAAACAGGTTGATCTTCCAAAATTTTCAATTCAAACAGAAATATTAAATCAGTATAATAGAAAAGCAATTATACAAAAACAAATTACTTATTCAGCTATAAGTATTTCATTTCATGATGATATGGCCAATTCTACCACAAATATGTGGAAAAATTATTATCAATATTATATTGCAGACACTGTTTCAAAAAAAAGCGTAGACAGTGCAAAATATCAAGATACCAAATACAGTGATTATCTTGATCCTAATAATAATCTATACGGTCTTAGTAATGGTCAATTAAAAAATATTCCATTTTTTACATCTATTGACATTTATCAGCTACATAAACAACAATACACTTCTTTTAGATTGGTTAATCCCATAATTAAAGAATGGGCACACGATCAGTTAGATCAAACGCAAGGTGGTAGACTTCTAGGCAGTAAAATGATTGTAGATTATGAAACAGTCGTTTATAACACAATGGCTAATAATAAAATTACTAGACAAAATCCAGGATTTACCAACGATCATTACGATAATACTCCTAGTCCTTTAAGAATTGGAGGCAAGGGTAATAATAGTATATTTGGTGCAGGCGGAATCATTAATGGTGCAGGAGAAATATTTGGAGAATTACAAAATATAGATTCTGCAAGTCCGTTAGACCTTCTTAACACTGCAATCAAAACAGGGAATCTTGTGAGGAATGCTAGCACAGTTTCTGCTGCCGGTCTTAAGGCAGAAGGTTATAGTATTTTAAACAGCACTTTGGCCAACATTTCATCAACTCCTGCAAGTGTAGTTAATTTAGACGGATCTATTTCAAAAGTAGCAACATCTGATAGAATATCTCAAGGAATTAACGGAACGGTCTCAGGAATAACCCAGGTTGTTAGTCCTGCAGGGATAAATTTATTCAAGAGCAGCAATTCTAGTGTCAGCGGACAAACTAATGCTACTGCTAAAAAATTAGGAGGTTAACATGGCTTACAATAATATACCGCAGGAAAAAATGGAATCAAATTCTGACCTTACTGTAAAGGTATTTGATCAGTATTTTCAAGCTCCTATTGATTTAAATAATAATGAACTAACAGCAATGGTTGGTTTTTTTGAAAGTAGAGGATTTGGAGGAGATTCTGCAGAGTCTACTGCTATTGTAATTCTTAAACAGGCTAAGAAAGACAACTACAGTGCAATGCAAATTTTAAATACATTAAATGGTCTTGATAATGTTGAAATTAGCGGTTTAGTTGCAGAAATTTTAAATTACAATAGATTCAAGACCAGCAGTTTAGGTATTAGTCAACTGTATTCTCCGTCAGACGACGTGGTAAGAAATATTATCCCATGAGTTTAAAATTTAGTCAAGGAACTTATGAAGTTCAAAATCCAGAAAAATATGTAGGTATAGGAAAACCTCGGTATCGTTCTAGTTGGGAACTGAGTGTTATGAACATGTGTGATAACAATCCTGCAATAAATCAGTGGGCAAGCGAAAGTATTAAAATACCCTATAAAGATCCGTTGACAGGAAAAGCCACTGTATATGTTCCGGATTTTTTGGTAGTGTTTATTGATAACAACAAACAAAAACGTGCAGAACTATGGGAAATAAAACCGGCTAAACAAGCGTTCAAAGAGAGCGTTGGAAAAAACAAATATGATCAAGCACAGTATATTCGCAACATAGTAAAGTGGGAAGCAGCTAGAAACTGGTGTAAGCAAAACGGCTTGCATTTTAGAATCATTACAGAACATGATTTATATCACACAGGTAAAAAACGATGACAAAAAAATTAGAAGAGATTTTAAATATTGATTTAGCAGAAGAAAAAGTTATTCCTTCAGACCCGACACCGATACCTACTATTAACCTTCAAGAAAAATTAGAAGAATTTGATAAAATTTCAGCAGCATTGCCGAGAGTAACTGGTCTTGGGGATATGAGCGATAGTGAGCTTGATGGATTATCTAAAAAAGCAGAACAAGCATACGATGATCTTATGGATCTAGGCATGAACGTCGAAGCACGATACGGTGCTAGAATGTTTGAAGTTGCAGCCAGCATGATGGGACAGGCCATTGCTGCAAAAAGTGCTAAAATTGACAAAAAATTAAAAATGGTTGATTTACAATTAAAAAAACTAGCAATTGATAGAAAACACGGCGAAACTCAGCCTGGAGAATCTGTGCAGGGAGAAGGGTATATTCTTACTGATCGTAATAGCATTTTAGAAAAACTTAAGAATCTCAAATAAATAAAAGATAGGACATTACCATCATGAAACAGTTTAAAGATTACCTTTCAGAAAGTGCAAAGAAATACGATTTTCGTATTAAGATTGCAGGCGATTTTACCGCAGAGCAAGCAGACACAATGAAAGCACTATTAGGAAAATTCCAAGTATCGGGATTTAAATCAGCGGGTAAAACCCCTATTCAAGAATTACCAATGGATTTTCCAAAAATTAGAAATTCCGAAGTTTGCATTTATGAAACTACTTTGGATTATCCGGCAACTGCTTGGGAACTACATGAGTATCTAAGTAAAAGTATGGGAATTAGTCAAGATAAGATGGTTGTTCGTCATCCTGGTGAGCCAACAGAAACAGAACAACAACCTCAAGAACTCCGCACTGAACCGTTATTAACTGACGGTGAATATAAAGAAAGTCCAAATGCTACTTTTGAGGATTTTTACGGCGACAAGTATAATACCGGATTTGTTAAAGAACTCAATGATATTTTAAAGCTTCAAAGAAAAGCTCGTGGTGAAGAAATTCCAGAAACTACTGCCGCTAAATTTAATACAGATACACCTGCAGGAACTACAGGTATGTTAAAATCTGCAGACGATCCAAGGACTGTTAAATGATTAATCTACTAAAAAGATTATCTGAATTAAATTCAGCTAAAACAACAAGATTAACTGAAGATACATCGATGCATCATCACGCAGTTGTAGCTAAACATGAATTAACTAAAGAAGCCAGTAACGGCGGCTATGATTTAGAAACTACTATTGATAATCCAGCATGGAATGGTGAAGATGACAATATTCCAGACACAATCGAAATTGGCGTAAACTATACAATTACCGGAAGCTATCGTCCTTCAACTTGGGGATATCACGGTGGAGAACCAGAAGAACATCCCGAACTAGATATTGATTCAATAGTTAATCTAGAAACGGGTCAAGATATTCATAATCTAATAGATAACGATACATTGAGTCGAATTGAAGAAGAAATTTGGGAGCAAGCTGAAAAATCAAAAGATGACGATTTTGATATCCCAGATGATTATGACGAAGATATGAGTAACCAAGGAAATATGGGTGCTCATGGAGATGAAACAATAAGCCCCATTCACGGTGGTCAAAGAAAAGAGGAAACTATGGAAAATTTAAATTTAGAAAGCCTACGCTATTTGGCTGGCGTCAAGAACACACTTGAAGAATGCGGTATGAGTCCTATGCAAGGAACACATACTCCTGCAAGTATCAATATTACAGCAGGTAGTGGTCAAGAACTAACTGGCATGCTGAAAGACATTATGAATCTAGCAGGTGTTCAACAAGTTCAACCGCATCACATGCCGGTAGATAGTCCCAATGCAGGACCTAGCACTGTTGTGTCTGCTCCTCCGATGGCAGGCGCAATGGGTCATCAAGATTCAAATGCTGAAATGCATCATTTGATGGCTATTATTGATGGTCCAAAAGAACAAGAAGATTCAATGAATGTCAGTGATGAAGAAACAGACGAAGGTAACGAGCGTATGTATGACACTAGTCCAGACGAGCATGTCATGGACGATCCATTAGCACAGTTTGGTGATAAACCAAGCGGTGACCGCCGCCCTCGTCAAGCAGGTCTCCCAAGTGCTAATCCGATGGAAGCCACTTTCAAAACATTATTTGCAGAATACGAAAAATTTATTGCAGAAGGTGCA